GTCTTCGAGCAGGAGTTCCTCGGCATCCCGGCCGACGACGGCGGCAACCCGTTCGGCATCGACTCGATCGCCGCGTGCGTCGCCGATCTCTCGACCGAGCCGGCGGTGGCGATCGGCGTCGACCTCGCCAAGTCGGTCGACTGGACGGTCCTCTGCGCGGTCGACGCCGCCGGCCGCGTCTGTCGACTCGACCGATGGCAAGCACCGTGGGAGGCGACCGAGGAGCGGATCCTCGCAGCGTGTCCGGCCGACGTTCCGGTCCTCATCGACTCGACCGGCGTAGGCGATCCGATCGTCGAGCGGATCCAACGCAAGCGGCCTCGCGTCGAGGGGTTCCGATTCACCCAGCACTCCAAGCAGCAACTCATGGAAGGCCTCGCGTCCGCGTTCCAGCGGCGATCGGTCGCGATCCCGGACGGCTGGCTGCGGATCGAGTGCGAGACATTCGAGTATTCCTACACGCGCACCGGCGTTCGCTACGAGGCGCCGTCCGGCCTTCACGACGACGGCGTCTGCGCGCTCGCGCTCGCGATGCGGTGCCTCCAGACGAGCGCCGCGACGTCCTTCGACTTCAGGGTGATCTGACGCATGCCGAGTATCTGGGAACGACTAGGACTCCGAACGAAGCGCCAGACCGACTCCGCGAAGGTCGTCGGCTCCAGCGTGGCCGTCGTCACCGGTCGCCAGTACGGCGCCGCGCGTTCGACGTTCGACCAGCGTCGAGGCGTCGACGCGTTCCGGTCGTGGGTCTACGCGGCCGCGTCGATCAACGCGCAGGCGGTCGCGTCGACGCCGTTGCGCTTGTACGTCAAGGCCGGCGAGTCGAGCGCGCGCACGCGATCGGTCGATCGTCGTCGCAAGGCGTATCTCCTCGGCGACGCCGCCGGCGACCAGCGGCCGTCGATGTCGGTCTTGCGTCGAGCGGCCTCGTACGGCGACGAGATGGAGGAGGTCGTCGACTCGCATCCGATCCTCCAGATCCTCGCGTCGGCCAACCCGTTCCTCAACGGCTTCGACCTTGCGGTCCTCCGCGTTCTCTATGGCGAACTGACCGGCAACGCGTACCTCCACCCGATCGTCGACGCGACGACCGGCCTGCCGACGGAACTCTGGCCGCTCGGCTCGCAATACGTCGAGGTGATCCCGTGCGATGAGACGTTCGTCAAGGGATACGTCTACGGCGTCGACGCGAAGCACCGGCAGATCTTCACGCCCGACGAGGTCATCCACTTCCGCCGGCCGAATCCGGGCAACCTCTACTACGGCCTTGGCAAGGTCGAGGCGGCGTGGGGAGTCGTCGAGGCGAACATCGCGCTGCACGAGATGGACCTCGCAATGTTCCGGAACTCCGCGCGACCCGACTACGCGGTGACGGTCAAGGGCACGCCGACCTCCGACCAGTTGGATCGGTTCCAGCGGCAGGTCGAGGAGCGCCTGCGAGGTACGCGGAAGGACGGCAACTTCCTGACCGTCACCGGCGACGTCTCCTTCACGCCGCTCAACTTCCCTCCGAAGGATCTGAGCGGGCGCGAGGAGATCGTCGAGGAGATCGCCGCGGTCTTCGGCGTGCCGGTCTCGATGCTGAAGGCGAACGATCCGAATCTCGCGAGCGCCACGTCCGGCTTCGCCCAATGGCGCGAGGGTACGGTCCTGCCGCTCTGCCGCATGGACGAGGAGGAACTCAACCAGTCGCTCCTCCCGATGTTCGGCCTCGACGACCGCTACTGCCTCGCGTACGACAACCCGGTGCCTCGCGACCGCGTGCAGGAACTCTCCGAGCGCGCTGCGGCCGTCGCCGGCGGCTGGCGGACGCCGAACGAGGCGCGAGCCGAGGAGGGACGGCAGCCGATCGAGGACGAGTACGCCGACCGGCTGCTCGTCGGCGGCAACCCGATCGGCGGAGCGGCCGCGGCCGGCGGTGGTCTCGCCGCGTTCACGTCGGAGGGGCCGGAAATCCCGTCTCCAGCGTCGGACGGCTCGGACGGCTCGGCCGTCGTCGAGGCCGGGAAGACGCTGGAGGAGCCGTCTACGGGACCAGACGGACCCGCTACGGCTCCGACGCTCAACGGCGGGCAGGTCTCGGCCGTGATCGCGGTCCTCGGCGGCCTGTCCGCCGGCGAGATCAGCCGCGTCGCAGCGGTAGAACTCCTCGTGGCGGCCGGATTCGAGCGGCCGTCGGCCGTCCGAATGGCCGCGGCACAGGAGGAGACGGCGTCGGCAGGCGAATCGGCCGACGCAGACGAGCCGATGGGCCTCCCGGACGTCCTCCGACGCGTCGCCGACGGCGACCTCGGCGAGTACGCGGCGATCAAGGCCGCCCAGACCCTCGGCCTCACCCGTCGCCAAGCCGAGCGGACGGTCCGGCTCGCCGTCGAGAAGGTCCACCGGCGTCCCAACGAGTCATACGGCGACTGCGTCGACCGCGGCGTCCTCGCCTTGCGAGCCGAAGGGTACGACGCCGACCAAGCCGTCGCGATCGCGCACGCGATGTGCAGCGACCGGAAGGCCATCGAGGACGTCGACCTCAAGCCGACCGCCCAGATGGCGCGTCTCGCCGAGCGCGGCCTGCGTCTTCGCGAGGAACACGGACGCGGAGGCACGCCGATCGGCGTCGCGCGAGCGCGCGACATCAAGAACCGCGAGAACCTATCGCCGGAGACGATCGGCCGGATGGCCAACTACTTCGGTCGACATCGTGGCGACCTCGACTCGCCGGCCGCCGACCCGTCGCACGAGGACTACCCTTCCGCCGGCGTCGTCGCGTGGCTGCTCTGGGGAGGCGATCCGGCGAATCCGGACGGCGCTGGCGCCGGCTGGGCCGAGCGGAAGATGCGGGAACTCGACGCGGCTCGCGAGAAGGCCGCCGGATGCGACTGCTGCACGAAGTCGGCGACCGACGAGCCGAAGGTCTACGAGTGGCCGGAGGAGACGCGGATGGCGCGGCTCGCGATCGAGGGACTCGACGACGACTTCGACCGGCTCCGGCCGAAGGCCGCGACCGAGGAGGGAGGCGACGCGGACGACGCCGAGCGCGAAGGCGAGCGGAAGACGCCGGCAAAGCGGATGGAGACCGCGACCGCGAAGGCGCTCACGGCCGTCTACAACGAGATCCTCGCCGCATTCGAGGACGGCCGCGCAAAGCCGACGACCACCAAGGCCTTCGAGTCGCTCGTCGAGTCGATCGTCGCGCGGCTCGCCGGCGAGAAGGCCGCGCTGGTTGAGGAGATGATCGCGGCCGCGGAGTCGGCGGCCGCCGGAGGCGGAGCCGTCGGCATGGAGCGGCTCAACGCGTACGTCACCGCGGCCGGCGGCAAGCCGATCCCGACGCCGGCGCAGACCGAGGCGCTCGTGAAGGCGCTCGCCAAGCGGATCGACCTGCTCGCCGAGTCGGTCGTCGACCAGACCGTCTCCGCGTTCTTCGACCGCGTCGACGCCGAGTTCTCGATCGACGAGGAGATCCGGCGCGTCAAGCAGGCGCGAGACGTCTCCCTCGATCGCGCTCGAACGATCGCGCGAACCGAGTCGGCAGCGGCCTACCACGAGGGGCAGGTCGATACGTGGAAGGCGACCGGCCGCGTCAAGCGCAAGCGGTTCCTCATGGCTCCCGGCGCGTGCCCGTTCTGCGAAGCCGTCAACGCGAAGTACGGCGACGGAGGCGAGCGGCTCGCGATTGACGAGCCGATGGTCAAGGCCGGCTCGACGATCGTCGCGGGCGGCAGGACGTATACGGTCGGCCGCGACTCGCAAGGGACGATCCATCCGAACTGCCGCTGCGATATGCGGCCCATTCTGGAAGACTGAGATGAAGATGAACAAGACGCTGGGCTGGTCGGTCGTCGACGTCACGAAGGCCGAAGGCGACGGCGATGGGCCGAAGATCCGAGGACGTATCACGACGGAGTCGATCGACCGCGACGGCGAGGTCGTCGTTGCGCAAGGCCTCGACACGACCGACTACGACTCCAACCCGGTCGTCTTCTGGAACCACGACTACAACGACCCGATCGGCGCCATCTCGGATCTCGTACGAGGCGACGATGCGATCGAGGCGTCCTTCCGATTCGCGCAGAAGCCGGACGGGTGGGAGGGACCGTTCAAGCCGCAGTACGTCGAGGCGCTCGTGATGCAGGGCATCGTCAAGGGTATCTCGATCGGCTTCAAGCCGAAGGAGGACGGCACGCGCAAGGCGACCGACGTCGACCGC